GATTTACCTGTAAATTTGGGTGATCGAATTCATAAGTTATTGGTGAACTCAAAGGTGCTAAAACCGTATTTGGTTCTGCAAAAGTTATATCATAACCAAAACCTGATGATGAATCACCTAAATCATCCTGAGCGTCTTGAATTTCTTGTTGTATATCATTCTCATCAAAACCATCCTCAATTGTCGCATTACCACATTGACAATCACAGCTTGTACAATCAGGGTATGCAATCATTGGTAAACCGATTCTTGGAAAGTTAGAAACTCTTCCATTATCTAAACTTTCTTTAAAGAATTTTGTATAAAAAATTGTGAATACGACACCGGCAGCGACTAATGCCAACGCATATATTCCTTTTGCAATAATTTGTAGATAAGTACCAAAATTAACTACAGGTCCACCAAGTGGCGTAAATGCAAAAGTTTCAGCAATATAATAAGCCAAATCTACACCAGCCTGTACTCCCATAGCAATTATGAAAGGACCTAAGAATAATAATAGGTATTTAAGAATTGGCCAAAGTAGTGCAATTAAATGCGCTACAAATAATAAAACTAAGATTGGGAATGTTAAAATGTTAATGAGTATGTTGAACACAAAAAATATAAAATCAAAGTTTCTAATAATATCATTTACAGGAAATGTGTTAACAGTAGATTTACATGTTCTATTATCAATTTCTTTAATACCTAAATGTTTTGCCCTACCTACGCCGTTTTTATATCTATCCAAAAACATTGCGGTAGTGTATACTTTGTTGTATTTAAATTCGTAGAAAGTATCTTCACAATCTATAGCTTCTTGAGGATTAACGTAGTCATCCCAATCAGTGCTGAAAGCATATGATTTTAACAACTTAAATAATTGTAATGGATATTCAGTAAAACTAATATCTTGTGCTTGAGTAGGGTCTACAGGTGTTGCAACAATCAACAAAGTATCATTTTGATTTAATGTGATTGAATTTAAAGTTCCTGTATAAACAACACCGTTAATATAGATAGAATAAGATTCTACGTTAATTGTTACAGGGTTTGACAATCCAACACTTGAGGGTGAAGTGTATGTTGTTCCTGTAGTTGACCCAATTGGAATTTGAGGGTAAGTAAAGGTAGTTGGATTTTGATTAAAAGGGTCTGAATTACCAGTCCAACCATATTCTTTGACATTAGGTACTAAAAAATCTGCCCTTTGAAAATTACCTTGTAGTCCTTGGTCATTTTGCCATTTAAATTTGAATCGATATTTTCCTTTTGTTGGGATTCCTTTCGATGGATCATCCGATAAAACTTGTTGTCCAAATTCATTTGTAAAAACATAATCCAAATTCATTGGTACATTCATTAAAAATGTCCCATCACCATCTATAACTTTTCCTTCTTCTTCAATATCATAAACCTCAAGTAAAGGAAGTCCGTTCGAATCTGTGTTTATAGTCTGTCTAACAGATTTAATTTCACCTGGACCTGAAACCAATTCACAAAGATTTCCTGTGTTGTTTTTTGGTTTACAACTTACTTTAAGAGCATCATCATCAGTTGTCGATATAATCGACCCCATAAAAATTGATGTTGGTTGTATATTGATATTTGCCTGTTTAGTTAAATCGAAATCAACTCTTGTTATTCCAACTTGACATAATTCGGCGTCCCCCCAAAAAGGTCTAACGTCAACATCAAAAACTAAATTTTTAATTTGAGGTAGTTCTCTCAAATTAGTTGATGTCCTAAAAGTGGATCCATTAACTTGAGTTTCTGTTGCCAATCCTTGTTGTATCAAGTCTTGTGGGGATAGTGAAAAACATCCAATATCCGATAGGTCAACGTCCATTACTATTGTTTGATTTCCGATTGGTACTCCAAAAATCATAAAGTCACCACTCTCATTTGTGGTAACCGTATATCTATAGTACTTGTCATAAACCTCAATATATGATTCATCCATTAAAACGTCACCAACGTTAGGAAATGATCCTGTCGATTGATGTCCATTGTATGATGGTAGTTTTGGTAATAAATTATATCTATAACCAGCCTCGTTAGTGTCTGTAATTGTTTTGTATGGATATAGTTCTGATATCACAGGGTCTAATTCATCCGCATCTTCCAAAGGAATAAATACCGATACTTTCGCCTTTGGTAAACCAAAACCATTATTTACAAAAACTCTACCAACAACAACACCGTAATCGGCACAGAAACGTGTGTATAAGTCATCGGCTAAAATCTTCAAAGAAAGTATCTCTAAAGATTCCCAATCTTGTTCGAGGTTCACATTGATATATTTATCAACACCAACTTCAGTCCTAATTCTATATGATTTGGGCATTAAAAATTCGTTTTTTCATAAATAGTTTATTTCCTATTTTAGAAAAGATAAACTTGTTTTTATAAAAATAAATCGCTATGAAAAGTTAACCGATTTAAGGTTGAGAACCCTAACATTTATATCCTTATTTGGATATCTAATTTGATAGATTTGTGTTGGGGTTGCAAAGATAGTATCCGCAGTTGGTTGGATTTGTCTTGTTAATGGGTTTGAATATGGCATTGATGTTTGTGCCGATGAATACTGACCTCCAACTTGATTAAAGAACGAAATGTCAGAAAGACTAACAATTCCATTTTCGGATTGTATTAACCTTCTTAATTCAGATATATTAACATTTTGACCTAACTCCCTAACAAGTGGGTTAAAGAACTCAGAAACTATTTGTATAGTTTTAGAAATAATCGCACCTTGGTTTTGACTATTATCCAACACAACGTCAACAGTTACTGAAAGATCTATAGTTTCTGCAGCTTCGATTGAAATATAATCATTTATCATTCTATAGTTTGATAAATAATTTGCAACATTTTGTTTTAAGGTGTTAGAGACAACATTAGTAAGACTACCACTTGTATCATAAGATAACATTTTTATTCTTATCTTATTATTTTCTTCTGTGATTGCAACTTTTGCAGGAGCTCCAAACTGAGAAGGCATTGTTCTAATTAAAGAATTGTAATCATTTACCGTAACCGCTCTGTTTTGTGCTGCAAAATTAAATGAAACCAAATTTCTAACATCTTCAGTCGTTGGTATATTTGATCCTCCAATTGCGGCAGTTACGTTATTACACTGTAAGCTGTTTATAACACTTCTGTTTACAGACTCGGAAGGTCCATTAACCGCAAATGATACTGTACCTATTTGATTTATAGTGTTTAGACCGACATTACTAGCAAGTCCTCCACCAATTCTATATTGAACGAACAAAGTAGTATTTGGTGTTAGAGCGGCACCCAAAGAATAATTATTGGTGTATCTACTCAAATCAAATCCTTTACCATCTCTAGCAAATTCTCTCAATTGTTCTTCAGCGGAAATATTACCCCCACCGAATGTTATTTTACAAAATCCTTCAGGTGTATATTCCGAAATAAATTTGTTGGACGTTGTAATATATCTACCTACTTTAATACCAGGTTGATCAGATACTTTAGTTGGGTCTTCAACAAATACCCTATCTTGTACTAAAGCGTCAACTTCAAACCATCTTTCAGGTCCTAATGTGAGAAAATCCTGTGGATTTGGTATAGTGGAATATTGTGTACCTGATTTTAATAACACACTTGAAATTCCTAAAATGTTTTTTTCAGGTAAAAATAATTCAAAATATGGTTTTACATCATTTGGGGTAACTACTCTTTTGAAAACTTTAGTGATCCCGTTAACTACAACTTCTCGTTTAACTATTGTATAGTTGATCAACTTACCACTAGAGTCAAAATTAGGGATTTTTACTCTATTTGGTGATCCTTCAGCGTTTATTGGTGATGCAAAATCAATATCATAAACAGTTTCAAAAGGTTGTCCAGCCCCATTTACTTGTGAACCTCTTCTCAAGACACCACAATATCTTATATCTTCTCTATCTCCAAATGCCGGAACTGTGATTGAAAAGTCCACTAACGCAACGGAAGGTCTTTGACCTGGTATTTTTAAACCATAAGTTCTTGCAATATTATAAACGGAATTTTTTTGTTGTGCAAACTGTAAAACGGTTTCTTGAATACTTCTGTCTATTTGATAATTTAAATTATCAGTTACTGCAGCATTCAAATCTAACATGACTGAAAAAATACCAGCGTCATTGAAATTTTGTACTAAATCAGGATAGTAAGTTCTAGTAAAATTTATAAGCTCTGTTCTTACTCCTTGGAAATCCCTAACCGTATAGGATATTTTTTTCTCTGCCATATATTATTAAATATTTAATATCACAAAATCCTGTGATTCAAAAGCCGAATCTGTTATTCTGTAATCAATTTTGATTCTTGCCGTATGTTCTAAATTAGAAATGTTAGTAACTCTAAATTCTCTTTCACCATCTTGATTTACAGTATAACCTTTGTCCTCTAAACCGGCAGAACCTGGTTCAACGGTTATATTAGTTACCTGTAAATTAGGCATGTAAGTCCTTACTGTGTCTCTTATTTCTGACTCAATATCGGAAAACGTTGGACCGTCCAACGGTTCGAAGATAAATTCATATAATCTTGTACCAAAATCAGGCAAAAAATACCTACTACCTTTTCTAGTTAATAATAAATGAACAAGATTAGATCTAATTTCACCTTCAGTAGAATTAGTAACGTCCAAATATCTACCTGTAAACGAATCCACAAAAGGGAACGAAATTCCATAAGTTATACCATTTGCCATATCACATATAAATATAAGTTAGGTTTTTTTTAAGTAAAAAAAAATCACGAGTATCCGTGATTTTTAATTTTAATAAACTTAAAAGTTTTTAAGATGAACAACCAAAACATTCAAAGTCAGAATTATCGGGTCTTGCTGGTAAATTTAAATGTGAATAATCCACTTTAGGAGGTTCGGGTGTTGACTTTGGTTTTTCTCTTTTGGATATATCCATCGCCAAGTGTTTTGCTCCTGTTGAAATTGCCTTAGTTCTGACATAATAACAAAGTGTTTTCAATCCACTCTCCCAAGAGTGAAAATGTGACGAAGTAATTTTTGATAATGTAGGGTTAGACATATAGATATTCATCGATTGTGATTGGTCAATAAATGGCGCTCTATCTGCCGCCATATCAATAAGTTGTTTTTGTGAAATTTCCCAAATTGTTTTATATTTAGGAATTAAGTGTTCAATTCGTTTAACTTTCTTATTGTAATTTTTATCTTCGGAATCTAAATAATTGTTAAAGTTAATATTTTGAATTGATCCTTCATTAAAAATAATTTCATTTTTTAAATCTTCAGACCAAATTCCAATTTTTTCAAAATCATTGATTAGATATTTGTTAACAATCATAATTTCACCTCCAACAACTCGTCTATTAAAAATTGCCGAATGTGCAGGTTCTGTCATTTCGTATGAACCAGTAATTTTTGCTGATGAAGCGACTGGCATTTGAGCTGTAAACAATGAATTACAAACACCGTAAGATCTAACATTTTCTTTCAATTTGTTCCAATCCCACATTCCTGAAAGTTTTGTTTCATCCAAATTCCACATATCGAATTGAAATGTTCCTTTGGACATTGGTGACCCTTCAAAAAAATTGTATGGTTTGTATTTACCGTTCATACACAATTGATTACTTTCGTAAATCGCAGCGTAGTAGATAGTTTCAAAGATATCCCTGTTTAATTTTTTCGCCTCTTCGGAAGTAAAAATATAATCCATTAAATAGAACACGTCCGCCAACCCTTGAGTACCAATAGCAATTGCTCTTTGCTCTAAACCACCTTTTTTACCTTTATCAGTTGAATAGTTATTTATATCTACTACTTTATTCAAAGATCGGACAACTTTACGAACTTCACTAAATAAAAGTTCAAAATCAAATTTTCCTGATTTAATAAAGTTTTTCAATACCATAGATGAAAGTGTACAAATTGCGGTTGTTTCTTCGTCAGTATATTGATAAATCTCATTACAAAGATTGGATTGTTTAATGACACCAATGTTCTGATGATTAGTTTTACGATTTGCATTGTCCTTAGAACAAAGGTATGGAACTCCTGTTTCTACTTGGGACTCTACAATTTTACTCCAAATATCTTGAGCCTTAACTTTTTTACCAAGTCCCATAGTTACCGCTTTGTCATAAACCTCTTCATATTCATCTCCATAACATTCTTGTAATGGTTTCAAACCTGCTTTCTTTATGTCGTTAGGACAGAATAGATACCAATTATTGTTTTCTTTTACCGCCCTCATAAAGTTGTCAGGAATCCACAGAGCTGTAAATAAATCACGGGCTCTTAACTCTTCGGCTCCTGTGTTCTTTTTAATGTCTAACAAATCAAATATATCTTTGTGCCATGGTTCAAGATATATTGCTGCCGATCCTGGTCGACGACCTTGCTGATTGAAGAATCTGAGTGATTCATTTACAATTTTTAAATATTTTAACAAACCTCCAGCATATCCGCCTGAACTAGAAATTCTACTTTCTTTACTACGAATGTTAGACATAGATAATCCAATACCTGCAGCATCGGATGAAAACGTAGAAATATCTGTCAATGTATCTAACAAACCTTTTCTTGAATCAGCGTCATTATAATGAAGTACGCAAGATGCTAATTGAGGAACTTTAGTACCTGAGTTAATCATAATTGGTGTTGCCTTTGAAATTAGTTGTTCAGATAATGATCTATAATATTCAAATGCGTCTGTAATATTTGAAGTGACCCATAATGCAACTCTCATGTACATATGTTGTGGTCTTTCAATTACTTTTCCATTTGGTCGTTTCAGTAGATACATTTCTTGTAATGATCTCCAAGCAAAGTAATCAAAGTTATAATCATTTTCGTGATTGATTACCGCATCAATTGTATCTTCTCCGTATTCTTTAATGGTCTCAATAAGTTTCTTATTTATAATCCCATCCTCATAAAGTTGCATCATAGTTTGTGAAAAACTATCATTTGTTTCTTTATGATATGAAGAAATTGCAACCGATGACGCTAATCTTGAGTAGTCATGATGACTACCTGTATAAGATGCTGCAATCTCGTAAACCAACTTGTCAAGTTCTTTTGTGGTTACTTCACCTTCAGTTGGTACTGAAGTAATAACTTTAATAAAGATCTCGTCTGAATTTACATTCAAACCTTTCGCAGATCGTTTTACTCTGTTGTAAATCTTTTGTGGATTAAATGAGACAACCTCACCACCTCGTTTAATAATTTTTAATGACATAATCTAATATTTAAAAGTCGTCTGTAAATGTTATTGTTTCATTCAGTTTTGCTTTCTGATATTCCATTGTTCTCGACTCAAAGAAATTACCCTTGGTTTCAACAGCGATTTGTTCCATAAATTTGAATGGTTGTTCCACATTAAATTCTTTACTACATCCCATTTTCATCAGTAATCCATCAACCACAAACTCAAGATATTGTTTCATTAAGTTTGAGTTCATACCGATTAAAGAAACAGGAAGTGATTCTGTAATGAATTCTTTTTCAATTTCAAGAGCCGACAATAAAATTTCTTTAATTCTTTTTTCAGACGGTTTATTCTCTAAGTGATTATTTAATAAGTGAATTGCAAAATCACAATGTAAGTTTTCGTCTTTGAAAATAAGTGAGTTAGCGTTACATAATCCTTGCATAATTCCTCTTGATTTCATCCAAAAAATAGAACAAAACGAACCTGAAAAAAATATACCTTCAACAGCCGCAAATGCAACTAATCTTTCTGCAAAGGAAGCCTTTTCAATCCATTCTAAAGCCCACTTTGCTTTCTTTTGAACTGCTGGTAATCTATCTATTGCGTTGAAACATTCATCTTTTTCTTTGGGGTTGTTGATGTAAGTGTCAATCAATAATGAATACATAAGTGAGTGAATGTTTTCCATCGCTAATTGGAACCCGTAAAAGAATTTTGCCTCAGGGTATTGTACCTCTCGGTAAAAATTTTCCGCTAAGTTTTCGTTTACAATTCCGTCTGATGCGGCAAAGAATGATAATACGTTCTTAACGAAGTATTTTTCATTGTCTGTTAAATTTTCCCAATCCCTAATGTCATTAGTTAAATCCACCTCTTCTGCTGTCCAAAACGCCGCTTGGTGTTGTTTGTAAAATTCCCATATATCATTGTGTTCGATAGGGAAGATGACGAACCGACCAGGATTTTCTACTAGTATTTTTTCCATTTATTATAAAATTTATTTATTTGTTAATTTGACTGTGTTTCTCGTTGTTTTCTTTTTTCTAAAAGTTCTTTAACACGTTGTCTTTGTCTTTCTTCTTTTTGTTCTTCAAGACCTAAAAAAGTCATTGAGCTTTCTGTATCTATTTCAATCATTGCGTTATCAAACTTACAGTTTTCAAACACAACACCGTCATCACCAATTCGAGACTTAGTTATTGCAATAGTAGCCAATTTCATTTCTTTTTGTTGTAATGTTTTTGCCACTGAAATAATAACATGTCCTACCTGTGCTTTCTTAATTGAGCCACCCATTTGATCTGTAGTCACAACTTCCGATGATATGGAAGATCTGTTACCTTGAGTTGCGGTCCAACCAACAAGATTCATTTCGTGACACATAGCTTCAAATGCTCTCATCACCGAACCTTCACTTTTCCATTCATCACCTAAGTTCTTGTCGGGTACAATACAATCTATGTAATCTAAAACAATCATATCAATTTTAATTCCATCAGAAACCATTTTTCTAATTTGATTTTTGATTTGTAACATCGTCATAGTATCTGATGGTAACTTTTTCATAATTAACTTATTTGGCATAGAATCCTCAATTTCTCTAACTTTTTTCATCACCTCATCTTTTTTTTCTGACAAATCGTCAGGATGAATCTTAGTCCATAAAGTGAAGTGCTTTCTTTGAATTACCTTTGGGTTATCCTCAAAAAAGATCTGAAGGACGTTGAACCCTAAGTTAAACGCATGGTTTGCCATCTTAGTTAAGACTGTTGATTTACCAACTCCAGTAGGAGCTAATATAACACCAATTTCTCCTTTTGCCAAACCTCCTTTTAACAATCTGTCAATACCAGGTATTCCCATTGGAATTGGGTGTCTATAATCGTCTTCAAGTACTTGATCAAGATTAGAGAATACATCCAACATAGAAGTATCTTTTGCACCAACTTGAAGAGCGGTTTTGACCATTTCTTCAAGTGTATCATAGTTCTCGAACTCACCACCATCAATGATCTTCTGAGCCTTACCCATTACTTTTTGTAGTTCTTGTTGTTTACAGAATTTTAAAGCCTTTTCTTGTACAAAACCCACTCCCTCGATAGGTGCATCTTTAATTTTCTTTATTGTATCCATAACAATTTTAGATGCAAGTTCTTGTTGTAATTCCGATTTTGTAATTTGTTCTAGCGTTTCAAACGACGGTGTATGGTCATACTTTGTATAATACTCTCTAATCATCTGAATGATGATTTTAAAATACTTGTTTTCAAAATAATTGTTCTCGATCACATCAATAATTGAGTGTGAAAAATCTTTATCAACAATAATTTGATTTAATAATTGTAACTGAAAAGTATTACCCAAATACTCAAAATTTTTACCTGTCGCCATATAGTTTTCTCTCCTTTAGTAAAAATAAATAGTATTAGTTTTTGATAAATTCAGGATAAAAATAATTAAAATTTTTACCTGAAAAAATGTCAGTAAGCTGAGCAAGTATGCTTTTTAACTTTGGGCGTAGGTCTACGGTATATCTGACCTTTGGGGGGTATACTTTAGCATCAAACTCACGCTGACAAATTGTCATATCTCCGAGTTTAATAATTAAGTTAAAATTCTCAGGTCCGTTAGTAATCGATGTATTTAATACATCTGGATTTTCAGAAATTTCATATTGATTGTCTAACATATATGACACTGATCTCATCTTTAAATCATACTTCAATTCATTACAAAGACTTGTAATGTGATAGAAAAACTCTTCCGATTTGTGAGCATTCTTATTAAAGTTCCTGACATTAAAGAACCTTTGAACTACGATGTTATCGTTACACATTAACAAAAATTCGACTTTTGTTATATCTTGTTCTTTCATTTTGTTTTTTAATTTTTTTTGTTTCTAAATTTTTGTTTTTCTTTTCTTGTCAATTTTAGAAATGGTTTCAAAAAACTAACCCAAGCGTCGTCACCCTTAGGTAGGTATTTAAAGAATCCATCTTCCATCATCATTCTGATTAGATTTCTATGTCCTCTTCCGTCGGGATCCATCGACTCAGTGTAATATAATCTAACCAATTCTTTGTCCTCATCACTTAAGAGTGGTTCATCTAAGTCGACAAGTTTTTGGTTGATTACGAAAAATTCATCACCAAAAATACCTTCTTTAGTTTTACCACTTAATAGATTCTGAAGAGCTACGTTTCCCTTTTCCTCTTTAAGTAAATTAGTACTTGTACTCAAAATATAGGGTAATTGTACTAATTCTTCAAGTAACTCGGGAAATAATTTAACCAAAGTCTTCTCACCTAGATAAAAGATTCCATCAATGTTGTCGGAACTATCACCAGTGAGTATCTTTACGGTCTTAACATTAAAGTGAGGTACTTCAATGTCATGTAATTTAATCTTATCCCCCAACTTGTAATATTGTTTTGTAGTTGGTGAATAAATTGATACTTTCTCAGAGATAAGTTGGGTCAAATCTCTATCGCTTGAGAATATAGTTTTAGTCTCATCTAAGGACACTTGGCAGTAGTAGGCTATCAAGTCATCAGCTTCTGCGTTTTCTGTTTCCAGTTGTCTTACAAACATCTCCTCGAGGTATTGTCTAACCCTCTGTTTTTGTTCCAAGAAAGCATCTTCTTTTTGTTCTGATTCGGAAGGTCTCCGATTCAATTTGTACTTCGGGTAAATCAATCTTCTTTGTGAAGATGAGGTTTTAGAATCCCAAAATACCACAACTTTATCATAGTTGTGTTCTTCCAAGAATTTACGAAGAGTATTTAGAAAGTGCCAAACACCACCAACGTGTCTCCCATTGTGATAGAACTCTCTAACACCGTGAAACCCAATTTTCAATAAATTATTTCCGTCTACTAATAATGTTTTGGACACTTCCTAAAATCTTAAATGATTTCTACTCTACTTCTTCTTTTTCTGTTTTCAAATCAAAGTCACCATCAACTCCGATTATATCTTTCCAATAGTCAGCATATTCTTTCTTATACTTTTCTATTGATGATTTTTCCTCTGTTGTATCTTTACCTGGTAAGAATCCGTGTGGAGTAACAATAATTCTTCCGTCTTCAAAACCAAGACCATTGATGTGGTTTTTCATAACCGACACTTTTGTTCTCGAAGCGAACTTCACAGTTCTTTTATCTTTTGTTGCCGTAATCTTTGTTGTTCCCGCACCTTTTTGATTTCCGAATAAAAATACCAAAGAAGAGTTTAACCAAATTGCTTCACCACCTTTAGCTTTGATCTTAGGTTGACCAAATGGATTGTCAGGTAATTCTACCCAAGGCTGATTAACAATAATTAAGGTATTTTCATATTTTGAATCAGCTTTACGAGATCCTGAAATACGTTGGTTGATACCCATACCAATTTTGTCGGCCAATGTAGATGCGTTATGTTGTTTACCACCTTTACCTTCGTAAGTCATTTTACAAGGAACAGAACCAACTGAATCCCACATAATACAAAGTGAATAATCTAATTCACCTTTTTCTTGTGCATCTAATAGATCGTTTATATAGTCTGTGATTTGTTCAATATAACTGAAGTTGTTATTGAACAAGAAGAATCCGTCCCAAGTTAACTCACCTGTTTCTTCATCAACCACTTCTTCACATTCAAACCCCATTATTTTTGAGTGTTCGAAAGACCATTTTTGTTCCGTAATAATAAACACGGGTAAAATACCTTTTTTTTGAGCATCAACCGCCGTTTTGATAAGTGCTGTGGTTTTACCTGTATCAGAGTGGCCTAATAACATGTTAAGGTGACCAATAGCGGGGCCAGGTAGTCCTACCGCATCTAAAAATTCAGGACCAAGATCAAAAAATCTTTGAGGTTTGTATTTCGCGTCCGAAGAGAATTTTTTCTTCAACGAACTAAAGTCGTTTTTTTTAAGTGCCATTACAGTTCGTAAATTTTAAAATTTGTAATTGTTTCTAATTTGTCTTTTGCGTCAGTCAGTTTACCAACTAAAATATCCATCTCTTCAGTATGTTGGGGATGTTCTCCAATACCAACAGGATTTGTGAAATAGATGTATAATCTTGCTTCCGCATCTGCAATTTCCGCTTCGTATTTTTTTATCAAAGCATCTTTCAATTTTTCTGCGATAATAGGTTTCATAATATTTTCTTTTTTAAAAATATAACAAAAAAAACGGGAACAATAAACTGCTCCCGTTCATTTAATTTGATAATAAATTAGAATGGTAATTCTTCGTCAACCTCATCATTTGCCTGTGGATCGGCAACTTCATTGATTGATTTTGGTGGTGTTGTACCTCCCATGGATACTTCAGAAGTTTCATCATTAGAATATACATAACCTCCTTTATCTGAATCCCAACGTGGTGTTTCACCTCTTGCGATCGCCTCTAAATATTCCAAAGGTTTTTTTGAATAAACGTCTTCCCAAGTCATTTCATCTCCAACCCACTCGGCCATTTGGTTTTCGTCTTGTGAAATTGCAGAAGGATCATCATACATTACGGTTTGGATTACGGTGTAAAATGCACCTTTTGGTGTTTTTGCTTTGGTTAACTCAAGAATTAAATCACGTCCTGTATCAGGATCTGTGACATCTCCTTTAGCTTTCCATATTGGAATAATTTTATCAAGGATTCCTTCTTGTTTGTAGTTGTGTTTAAATCTCCAAAATTTAACTCCATCTTGTTCGTTATCACGATCAATAACTTTTACAATGTAAAATTTACGAGCTTTGTATTGTGTTGCTAATTGTTTATCAGCCTCTTTACCTGTTGACATTAGTTCTTCGTAAACTTCATTCAAAGGTGAACGCTCATTGTCATTTTTTCCTGGATCGTAAAATTTTTGGTATTTACCGTCCACAAGGATCTCGTGGAACCATACTTCTTTGAACGGTGAAGATCCGTCTGGTGTAGGAAGAATACGTACTCTTCTTTGTCCTTGTTTTTCATTATCTTTCAAAAGAGCCGCAAAGTATTTTTTCATTCGGTCTTCTGAAGACATTTTGTTTGTAGTATTAGAACTACTTTGTGATTTCTCGTACTGTGCAAGTACTGCGTCTAATGAATTTGTCGCCATGTGTTAAAAAATTAAAGGTTTATGTGTAAATTATAAGTGTATAAAAAGTTATAGTCAAATTGTGTCGCCAAAAAAAGTTTAAGGTCGATTTTTTCGACCTTAAAACTTATGAATTAAATCTGTTTAATAAAATATCGTCCTCATCTTCCATAGGTTCATTAAATGATTTTTCAATTTCAGAAGGGCTGAAACTTTCAACCTCATCTTGAGTTAAAACATATTCATTTTTTCCTGTTTGTTCCATTTCGTCTTTTTTCTCATCGAAGAAATCTGACAAATTTTGTTTAAAAGGGCCTGAATCTAATGAACGTAATTGTAATTTTTCTTGTGCCGTTTTAGGTCTATATTTTTCAACCTTAGATTCCAAACTATCTAATTTTGAAACTATTGAATCCATTTCAGCTAACTTTGTTTCCATGTTTTTAATTTGATCAAAAAGATTTGTAAAATATTCTTCTTGTTTGTCTGCCATTGTTTTTTGCGAATCAACTAAATCAGTTATATCAAGTTCTTCAGTTTCTTCACCTTCTTCCCCTTCAGCAGGTACTTCCTCAACATCAGGATCGGTTTCCGCATCTATAGGTGCCCCTTCAGGTGCTGCAGGTGGAGCTGGAGCCGCAGGGTCTGCTCCTGCCGCTGCGGGATCTACCGGAGGTGCTCCTGCCGCTGCAGGGTCGGCTAATGGATCTGCTGGTGGTGCTCCGGCAGCCGCTGGATCCGCTAATGGATCAGCAGGTGGTGGTGGAACATCTTGTTCCATGATATATCTATTTATAGATTTATATCTTGCAATTTCTTTTATTATTTTTTCATCTAAAGCCATCTTAACCGTTTAATAATGTTTTTATACCATGATTGGTTTCGACTTGAATTTTCTTGAATGTTTTCATTGTATTGTCAACTCTTTCAATAAGTCCGTCTTTCATTCTTACAGTGTAACAGTCACCTGTGTCTAAATCACACACTTGTTTTGTACCATCACCCATATCTTTTTCAGATACTCTCGTATTTTTTCCGAGGTAGTTATCTAATAACATCTTTGTACTCATATCGTTTTTATTTATAAATATCAATTAGTTCTGAAAGTTTGTACAGTTTTGAAAATGTCTGACGCTCTTTCCATTTCTTGTTGTACTGTTAACTTATCTTGTTCTACCATTGAGTCATAAACATTTTGTTGTTGTGCCAATGGATAATTCAAGATATATTGTTTTGCAAATGCCTTTGCAGCCCCTTGTTTAGTCCCTAAATCAAACAAATTCGCATCGGCAACTATATTTGATGGAATTGCCGATAGTCTATCTATAACAAATTCTATGAAGTCTTTAAAACTATCGAAGGATGCCACAGGTAAATTAGGGTTTGCACCTCTACTAACACAGAAATAATTTCTTTTAATATAAGTAATAAACGAGTCACCATAAACCTCAGTCAAATTTATTGTTGAGTAATTGTTTTCATATCCTGTTATTCCTGTGTTATTACCTGAATCAACGTATATAAAAGAAAAAGCAAGGTCGGCTAAAAGATATGTTGTAGATCCTGTTACCGAGTAACCTCTTGCAACTAAAACATCTTTAATTGTTTCAAATAATTGTTTTGTTGTTACTGAAGTTTGTTGTGGTACATCAATTCCTGTATAGTCCCTATAGCGTGGATTTATCTGAGTGACACAATCCTGACTTTTGGTTAAAGTATCTTGAGATTGTAAATTAGCAATCACATTTTGTTGTTGTGCTTTAATGTTTTCAGGACTTTGACGAGCCTGTTGTTCTCTTTGTTGTATTTTAGTTTGGATTGTTGATAAGATTTTAATATTCAATGTTTGTAAGAAATTATCAATTTTAGGTAAACTATAAAATGGTTGTCTAGTTCCAGTGAAACTAGTTGTAAAATCATTATCAGCAATTTGATGAGTAACCTTAGTAATCATATAAGGGCCTGAGAACATAGGTACATTTCTTATGTTGAAGTACATTAAGGGTTGGATTAAAGCACATCCCATCATTTCAACATTACATTCATAGCTTCTATTTTTATAAAGATTATATAAAGAAACGGATTGAGTTGTTGATCGTCTGTTTCCACCCAAGTTAGCCATTTGATTTAACATTTCTAAAGATTCAGATGTTGGTTTTCCTGGTGTTTGTGAGACACTAAAACTTTTAAATATTTGTTGGTTTTGTCTTCCTATGTCAATATTGAACCCTACAACTTTGTTTGATTTGTCCCAATCCACTTTATTTGCTTGATTTTCTTGTAATGGATTATCACTAGCTCTTCTTAAATCAAATGCGTCATCTCTATATCTGTAATCAATGTTATCTTTCATATCTAAGTGCTCACTTGGTTTGTTAACATAATAACAAAGAAACTTTGGAGCGCTTTGTCTGTAATCAACATTCAAAAATGTACCAAATAAAGTTTCTGCAAATTCCAAAGAACCATCAGGTCGTGGTGTTGGGTTTTTTTGAGCATCTTGAATATTGTAAAAATTAACAAATGCTGGTAACATAAAATGTTGAAAATTATTTTGAACCAAAATAGTTGTAATAATATCTAATAAATTATTTTTATAACTCGAGTCTTGTATTAAATCTTTTATTTGAAAAATATCTACAATAATTTTATCCCCCACATTTCTACTTGCTCTGTCTACCAACAAAACATCCTCAAATAAAGTTTTATTTTGAAAGTCAAACCCTGAGATCCAAGTATCATTTAATGCTTTAAATGTTTCCCATAATTCAGTTCTGGTTTGTTCTGTAAACCCGGCCTCAAGATTTGCCCTATTTTGAGTATCTTCTTGTGTAATAAAAACATTTGGTAGTTGTTTTCTGACCGCAGGTAACATTACATTTATAACATTGTTAATATAGTTTTCTGATTCAACTATATATTTGTCCATTAAAGCATAAAACGATGTTAAATTTAAATTGTTATTTTTTAATTTTTCAGTTGCGTATATTTTAATAATTGGTGCAAAATCTTGTACATTTTTTTCATTAAATTGGACGTTTAAATCAACAAAAAAATCTGTAATATATGAACCATTGTTTTTATAAGTAAGTTCTGGAATTGTTGAGTATCCAACGTAATATTCTAAGGCTTTCCAAGTTTCAGGACTTTGTTGTTTTGATGCCGTTAAAGTAACCGATCCTCCTTGTGTTGGTAATGTACCTTGCTCATACGGCCCATAAATAAATGGTTCCTCTAAGTATCTTGTTGAGAAAGTAAAAAACAATCTTTTATTAAATTCTGAAGGGTTTCCATATTTAAAAACCACGTCATAATTCATAAAAGCGGTTAATATTTGTTGGAATGTTTGATTTTGACTCGTAATAATTTCAGACAATTTAGTTTCTGGTGATGTTCCTGTAGGTAGTTTTATTTTCATTAACTCTCTCATCAAGTAATGAAAATTTTTGAAGGTTTTATCACTTTGTAAACCTACACTCCCATCTGGATTTGTCGCTGTGTTCAAAACATTTGTTGTAGCCTCAGTTGTTGTTGTAGGTGGTAATGTATCTACATAATCATAAATTGACCTACTAAAATTTAAAAATTCAGACTCAAAATAATCTAAAGTTTTAGTATTAAAGGTTGTAAATAATTCTTCAAAATCAGTATAATCGGTTATCTTACCTGAAATTAAAAAATTTTGTTGTTCTTTTTGTTCGTTAAGTATTTTTTTTAGGTAAGTTTTTGGGTCATTCTTTTTTAATTTTGAATTATCAAACCACCCGTATTGAGGTGCGTTCCAAAACAATCTGACGGTTCCATTAAACATCGACGGATTATTGGAAAGTTCAATTTTCATATTTCCATTTTTAAACGCTTCACCTTTGGCTTGATTTATGTTTGATCCAAATGATGGTAAAACATAATAACCCGTGTTATCTGTAGTTCTAACAACGACCGACCATGGTGCAACCCTCATACTTCTTTGATTATTATTTGTATCAAATCCAGGAGTTTCTAAAATTGTTGAGCTGGTTGTATTAAACATGATCAATTTTTTATCATCTAAAAGTGGTTGTATAGAAGAAGATCCTATACCCGCAATAAAAGCGTTTTGTACGACAAAAGGAGATGTTGTGGTAGTTTGACCTGAACCTATAACGTATAATCCTTTACCTCCTGTAGTACCTGAAACTTGACTAATAACATTTACGTTACCATTTAACGACGGACCATTTAAAATAGTACCACCTGAAATAACATTGGTGTCTACACTATTAACTTGTAACAATGGATTTAATGCAACAAAATTAGATGTCACCGCTGAGGATGGTGTTATACTATATAAACCAATTCCATCTGTAGTACCACTAATTTGATTTAATATTGTAATTGGGTTAGGTAATGAAGATCCAGTTAGTATCAATCCGTTAGAAATTGAATTTAAACTTGTTTGTATTATATTAACAAAGCTTGGTCCTGTAAAATTTTGAGTTACCGAACTAAAACTTGGTGTTACGGTATAAGTACCTGTACCTCCAGTCACTCCATTCAACTGACCTGTTATTACTAAATTTATATTAAATTGTGGTAGATTTATTGTGTAACCACTTTTTAACAAAGTATTTGTGATATTGTTGATAGTTATAGCAGATCCTGAAGGTGTACAACTTCCCGATATAACAAAAGTAGAACAATTACCTGAAACGTTTTGTATTGTACAATTACCAGTAACTTGTGTTTGTCCACTAAAAAGTTTTAACCCTTGTAAAAATACATTAAAGTCATCAATAAGTTGTGGGTAAAATCCTGTAGTGATGTCGGTAAAAGGGTTTGATCCTGTGCTTGTTGTATCTAATACTAAACTTCTTGGTGTACCATCGATTGTTAAGTTATACGTTTTAGTATTTGACGAAAAACCTGGATCCCAATTTTCCAAGTAATTGAAGTTGGTCCAAATTGGGTCCAACATATCATTACCTGTTTCGTTATAAATTTTGTATCTATGCCAAATAGATCCATATTTTAAAATCCAAGCATAAGGTAGTTTGTGGACCGCACCAAACTTTTTGAGTGTTGATAATATGTAACTAAGATCTGTGGTAGAAGTTCCGTCATTGTTTTTATATTTTTCTCTAAGGGTTCCTAAAGGAAGACTATTTAAAAACAAGTAAGCGGCATTTTTATAGGGGTATAGATCTTTTTGTTTGTACCTAAAATTATATACACCTTGTTGTATTGCGTTGATAAAATAAGGTGTATTCAACATAGAAGTCGTTTGATCGGCAACTAAATTTCCTGAATAATTATCGTAACTTATGTTACCTTCAGTAATCAATTGATTTTTGTATTCTCTAGTGTTATAGAATACTTTTAAATCTGAAGTATCTGGTGTTACATTTAAATTTAAAAAATTAAAGTGTGTAAATGGTTTTTTAGTATTAAAGTTATCGTCATTTTCAAAATTAGTTATTGTTTTTTGAGTATCATTATATTCTAACACATCTTTAGTATCGTAAGCTTCATTAGCGTTGTTTAAACTTTTACCATTTGCTAAATTCTTTTTATCCCAATTTAAATTTGTAATTGGGTAAACATCGCCAAATTCAAATTCATTTGTTGATGAAGATGAAGTAAAATACTTTTCTAAGTTGGTTATATTTTTATCGTCACTTAGTGATACATTCGGCTGTGATTTTGTTGATACAATAATATCTCCATTATATAATAAATTTGGATTTGCAACATCATTTTTAATATATGGGGTAACAAATTCACCTCTTATAAAACCTTGCCAGCTATCTCCTTGTCCTTGATTTGATATATGTCTTAAAAAAGGTAAATAATTGGATCCATCTAACAAATATTCTTTTATCGTTTTGGATAAATAAGGATTATCTTGACCCAAACTTTTAAGTATGTTTACAGCTTCATCATCTGCTTCAGCTTGATAGATACTTAAATTATATCCTGACATTCTGTTGAGTCTACTGTAATAAGCATTTAACATCAGTCTTTCGTATATTTCAAAAAAGTATTTAGACTCTTCTTTGTTTTGAAAAACTTCGTTTGTGATTGGAAAATCAATTGCATTCAATGACGCTCTTGAAGGTTGTATATCAATATCATTAAATTCGGCACCTCTTTTATTAGCATCGTTTTGCCTTTGAGTATATCCTTTGATAAATTGTTCAACAAACTCGACTTCAGGCCAAATTTCAGGATTAAAAGCCCTATAAGAAGTTGCAACATTCTGAGCTCCAGGGTATATTACTTGAAACTTTTCTGTGTTATCATCACTTACAGTTTCTTGTATGACTTGTGGCCAAGGATAGATAGGTTCATTATTCTGTGTTGATGTTTTAACATCGACACTTGGTGCGGTTGTTTGATTACCAAATATCGCCGCTCTTCTAAATGGATTTTCTCTTTGTTCCCAAGCTTTTTTATGTACTTCATCCATCAACCGCAAAAAAGCTTCACCTTGACAATAAAATACCGCTAAGATATTTCTGACTGAGGGAGTAAACCCTAAACCGTCTTCCCCTTTTGAATTAAATTTTAAGGCTAAACTTTCTGTAATTTGTTGTTCAACTTGAGTTCGGATTCTTGCTGCTTCTTTAGCCATCGTTTCTACTATACTCATATATGATTTTTCACCCTCAAAAAAATAATAATTCCCTTTTAGGTCGTTAAATTCTCTAGTAAAATTTGTTCTAAATGTATTATATGCCAAATCAGTTTGCGTGAATCCGGTTGGTGCTGTATTTGTAGGTGAAAGAGTTCCTTTCGGAGCGGTTTCTTGTGCTCTAAAAGTTTTTTCTAAATCAATATCATTTTCGGTTGGTATTTGTTTAACAAAAGTTGCCAAGTCAATTTTGAATGGTATTTTTGGTTGTACCGTTTTTGTTCCTATGGTATAGCTACCATTAGCACCTAAAACACTATTTTCGTTCAATTTTGTATTGTAATCTTTAAGGATTCCATCTAATTCTGTTAAAGCGGTTTCTCTTTTTTGTGCGTCGTATTTTTTTTGGAATCTATAAACATTTGTTCCATTTTTTAAAACTACAGGATTTTTTACGTCCATATAAGTATTGTACCATGAACTCAAATAAACAAATACCGCTTGTTGATATGCGGTAAGAGTATTTGTGTAGTTGGTCATTTCGGTCAATACACCTAAATTTTCTTTAGAAAAATCTTCTAATACTTTATCAATAAATGTTTGTAATCTATAGTTTAACTGATTTAATGTTATTTCAGGAAAGTTATCCGGAATAAGTCCTTTAGATTTATAGTCGGAATAAATCTCTTTCATTTTTTGATACCCTCTACTTACTATTGATGGTGTTTGTAGAGATGTTTGATTTGTATTAGTACCTTGAACAGCGGTTAGTGTATTTTGATTTACAACATTGTTATACATATGTGGAACCGCCATTAAAGCCCCAAAATTCACATAAGATAACAATGTATATTTATAACCATAAAATTTTAAAGATATCTCATAGTTGTGAGTAGTACTATTAAACTTAGACGTGAAAGATTGTAACATTATTGGGAACTTTACAGCCTTTCCGTAAAAACCTTTTAAGGTTAATGTGAATTGAGGGTAGGGTAGTTGGAAGAATGCTGCGTACGGTGAATTATTTCCACCTTCAAACAAACCTCTTCCCTTAATATCTTCCATTTCAATGTCGATTACAGGTAAGAAATCTGTACCAACATTAACACTAATTGATTTTATACCTAAAAAACCATTATCAACCGCACCTGGAGTACCATTAGAATTTAAATTTTGTGTAATATAAAAATCGTCTGACTTATTCGGATTTTTTACCGCAGTTTGTCTCTGTTGATTTACACCTTTACCTTGAACGGTATACTTTCCTGTCAACTCATCAGACCATCCTGTATCTAAAAAGGTTTTATTACCTGGATTTAGGAAATTTATTTTTCCAACAGATATTGTTCTTTGGGAGTCGTTCATTGCGGTTCCTACCGCCAGTTTAGTTCTTGGAAGTACGTTACATTCTAAATTAGCGTACATAACAAGATCCTCTTGTTTTACCAAACGATCTTTAACATTACCTTCTTGATCTACTAATTTGTTTGGGTCTATAAGTGTAATGTTATCATAATCAAATTCTACAAGTATGTTTTCCCCGTTATCTGCCATAATAGAAGAAGTAGTTATCTAATGAGTTTTTATAGTCTTGTAGAGAAGCTACTAACGGAAATGGAATTGTCAATACAGCACCATCAGGTATATCATATTCATTACCTGAATATTGTGGATTTGCGGCCATTATCAACCAACCAAAGTAAGGTGTGTTATAATATTGTTGAGATATTTTATCCAACCTTGATTGACTGACTTTGTAGATATAGTTTTTGTCAGAACTTTTTGATTGTAAAACTACGTATGGTACGACATCTTGTTGTCCATTGATTAAAAAATCAGTATATCTGTTCCAATATTGTAATGCCATTTTTAATTAAAAGTTACTTTTCCATTAAAGGTGTCTTTTTTATCATTCAGGTTTTGATTTGAATAAAGATCTTTAATTCTTTTATTTTTTTGGTTTAAATCTCCTACTGCAGGTGTAACATAGTTACATTTTTTTACTTGATTATCAGGTATCTTAAATGTAGTACATTCGGTGTAAATTTGTTTTCCACTATTACTTGGTGTTGGTAAGGTTTCAAAAATATTTTTCCAATAATCTTGTAGTACAGTATAATCTTTCGCCAATTGATCACATACAGTATTCACTGCGTTGATCGCATTTTGATTTGTTTTTATTTCAGGACCACTAGTAAGATCGTTCTTTAATTGTGTCAATAAATTTGATTTAGTAAATAGAGGAGACATGGCAATATAAAAACGGTTATAAGGACATGTTGTAAAATAATTTTGATTATTAACTAAAAATTCACATCCTGAACCATTATCTATTGTTGATGTATTTTTTTGGAATATGTCAGTAACAATTTTATTTTGAACTAATAAGTCCTCAAACTTCTTTATTACTTCAGGTATTCTTTTAGTGTATAAATTACCAATAGTACCTTCAGATGTAGCGGCACCAAAGAAAGTATCTCCACTTAAATCATAAAGTACTGGCTCATTATTAGACCCCAATTCACCGTCTAATTTAGATGATACAACATCTAACTGTCTGAATATAAAATTCAAATCAGTAATTGATTTAGTAATGTTTGTTGTATTATTATTTATGACATCTAAAATTGCGCCTTGTCTTTCGTTGGCGATTGATTGTAACTTATCTTCTAATTCCCTTTTAATTTTATTAGTTATCAAACCACTTGGTGTTTTTAAGAAAAACATTATTGGGTCATCATTTTGTTCTATGTCTTTTTTAACCTTTTTGATTAAATTCTCAACATAATCTTGATAAGTATTAGATTTACCAAACAAAGTAGTTTCAACTTTTTCATCAGTATATTCAGAAACTAATCCTTTTGTATAGTTTCTATCTTTAAGAGTTAACTGAAGAATTCCATAATTATAATCTGTATTTATCTTACTTAAGGAATCAAAATATGTTTTAAAGTAACCTTGCATTGATTCTTGTAGAGTTGTAAACAACGGTGCGTAATCCATTTCTGTTGTGTTTGCAATTACTCCAATAGTAGACCCACCCTTTTTAGGTTGTACATTGTTTACTTGTGCCGCCTGTTCTGAAGTAACAGGAGGTAATCCTCCAGTAATTTTTTCAACAACATATTTATCTAACTCACTTGTGTCTTCCGTTGCGGTAGCTCTTTCATCATAAATTTCAGTGTTAGCATAAAAATTAAATGACAAAGCATTTTGTAATTCTTGTACTGGTTCTTTAAGCCCCATACCTCCAATGATATTGAAACCAATATTTATATTTGCTATCATTGGTTGTACCCCAATTCCTTCAGGATTTATATCAAGGGGAACTTGGTCATAGTTAAAACTTATTGATGTGGGTACTATTTTAGTATGGTAAAAGTCACCAATTCTTAAAACTAAAATTGGTGGTGCACCAAAAGCGGTATTGAGGGCGTCATTATATTTTGGTCTTCCGTCCGGTCCAATAACAGGTATCGACTGTCCAGGTCTAGTACATTGATTAAGGAATGTAAGTCTTGCATTTAATCCTTCGGGTGTCATTGAGTGAAACGCAGGGGAAAAAAACTTAATTTTATCTTTAATTGTCTCATAAACCATAGGGTCTGTTTCCTTAATCACTTGGAAATAATCACATTCAGTAAAAAGATTTCTTAAAATTTTCTTCGATATTCCTTCTTTAATTTTTTGTTCAACTGTGAGTTTAGCTTCAGGTTTAATACTTTGTGTAGTACCCGTTAAAACGTTAACGTTCCTATTTGGGTCTGGTGTTTGTGGTTGTGTTGTTGTTGTAGTTGTTGTAGGTTCTTTGGGGATTTCAGCTTTGATCCTTTGAATTGCAACTCTTCTACATGCCATCGCAGGTATACTATACCATTGAGCCGGGTTTGAATCAGGGCTATCTCCTGACGCAGGATTGGTTACAGGAGCTTGTGTTATATTTTTAGTACAATCAACACTTGCACTTAATACATTACCGCCTTGTGCATTTGTGACACTTATATCAGTTGTTTCTGTTG